ACAAAATGACTGATTATTTCCTGATTTGGATCAGCTTTCGCATTACCCCCGGCAAAATTCACGGCATCTAAATATTGAGCATAAACCTGATGCCGGCGGACAATCGCACCAATACATTCGTCAAACTGATTGGCAATGCCGGTAATTAAACCAAACAGATTTGATAGCGTGAGAGTCGGGCGATTGCTCGGGCCGCTACTGTTTCGTTCAAATCCACTTGCCTCAATCGGGTACGGATCGTAAGTCCGCCCTTGCCAGACAATACTTGTTTTGAGTTCATTTAACCCCGAATAAAAGCGGTAAACTGAGCCAGCATTACCGCTTTTATCCTTTAATGTGCGTAAATCTACCTCGTACAAATCAAGCATTGCATTTTGCTCAAGTTTGGCAAGGTCGAGTTTCATTTGATTGGATATGCTAACAGGCATTAGGGTACTTCCTTAAAGGTTACACTAAATTCCCAATGGTTTAAGCCAACCATTTTTGCGGGCCAACTGCTACACACTACCTTTTTGTTTTGTTGTGTGTACGGATCTTTAAAGTAAAAAGGGGAAACACCACGATGTTTGGCAAAAAATGCCTCCACCGCTAAATGTTCCCCCTTTTTCACTTTGATTGTGCCTGTATAGGCTCGTAATAAATTGTTTAAGCCTTTGGGCGAGCGTTGGGTATAACCATCGCCGAATTTGACTTCCATTATTTCAGGGGTATTTTCAACCGCTAAATCGGTGCGAACACACCATTGTAATGTTTCCATTAGGCAAATACTCCTCCGGCTCTAAAGTTGTTCTGAATCATTCCGTTCGCTTCCTGACGGGCAATTTTACGCATTAACTCAACAGTAATTTGCGTTTGCTCGCCTTGCTGTTTTTGGCTGACTTTGGCATCTACCGGCTCACCATTATTGATGACCTGTACGCTGATACTACTTTGAGCCGATTTCGGCTGATAAGATGATGACGGTACTCTTGGTACAGCGACACCACCGCCAGAGGCAAAACCACGTCTGCCATAGTTAAGATAATTCAAATAATCCAAACCAAGACGAGAGGTTGCCTCTTTGGTGATGACGTATTCCCCTTTGTGGACGATACCCGCTGGGGTGTATTTGCCGCCATTGCCTGTGTAGCCACCTGTTGCCCAAGTACCTAATCCATAAACAGCATTACCATTTACCGTTGTAGTCGGTCCTTGGTAGCCAAACAACATAGTTGCACCTTGTTTGATAGCATTAAATAACATCATTTTGATAATCATTTTGCTAAGATCAGATAATATGGAATTAGCAAAACTACGAAAATCCGCTTTACCCGTCATCACAAAATTAGTCAAGCTATCCGCCATACCGTCAAAGGTATTTTGAGTAATATTGGCAACATTTGCCGCCACATTGCTGACATCGGTTTCAATATTGTTCCAGCCTTCTTTTATTCCCATCATTACAGAAGCACGAGTTTCTTCCTGCTTTTTCTGATGTAGCTCGTATTCTTCCTTAATTTTGGCAATTTTCTGATCTAAAAGAGCAATATTCTCTTTCGTCATATTAATTTTCAGCCGCTCGGCCTCTAAATCTAATTGATTGTTAAATTGTAACAATTCTTTTTCAGTACGAGTTTTTCCCAGTAAATCCAGCTCGAATTGCATTGCCTCTAGCTTTTTATCGTGATCGACTTGGAATTGCTCAATGTCTAAAAGCTGTTGTTCAGAATCAATTTTAGCAGCCAGCTCTTTGAGTTTAGCCACGCCTTCAGTGCCGTAGTTTTTATATTTTTCAGCATTCAGAGCAATATCTTCAGTAAGTTTACGCACTTCCTGATATTGAGAAATGCCACCATATTTTACGAGATCTTCTTTATCTATCTTTAAGCCGGATAAACGATTGGTCATCTCCGCTACTTGGTTTTGGTAACTTTCGGCAGAGCGTTCGGCTTTGGTTTTCTTCGGTTTTCCGCCGCGCTTAGGGGCATTTTGCAACGTAAATTGTTGCTCATATGCTGCTTTTAGTCGCTCGTATCCGGCATCGCCCTCTTTCATACCTGATTTAATCAGAGCGTCTTTTACTTGCAATGCGATTTTATCTTTGCCTTTAGCCGAAGCAATCGCATTGTTACGTTCAATTTGCTCGATTTTTTCAAGATGTTTAGGATCGATAATTGCAGCACCGTTAGCATCCAGCTTCATACTTGACAGATTAGCGACTAGAATAGCCGCTCTCATAGCCTCTCCGGCAACGCCACCAAGAGCATTAGCAATGTTATTAGCGGCAATAACCATCTCCGGTGATTTGACGGTAAAATTACCGATAGCAATATTTAAGCCATCAACTTTGATTTGGCTTTGATCAATATGAGGGTATAGATCAATAAACTGTTGTCGCATTTCGATAAGCGGCACATTTTTTATTTGTTCTGCAAGGGATTGTTCGGAACTTGCTAGATCTTGGTTAGCAACTTCGAGTTCTCGCTTTTTAGCAGTAACTGCTGCCATTTCCTTACGCATTTGTTCGGCGGATTTAGCCACCTCGTGAATTTGTCCTGCATAGTAATAGCTAATCTTGGTTTGACTGGCTTTTTTCTCTAACTGTTCAAGCTCTTGCGTGATTTCCTTAATTTTATCTTTCTGTGCTTTGATACTATCTTGGGTATCATTAATACTGACCTCTAATTCCAATTTGGTCATTTGAGGTAATCGCTCCTTGATTTGGTCGAGAGATTGAGCAAATTCAAGGGATTTTTGTTTGGCTTGCTCAGCATTTGTGAAGAAATCCATTAATAGCGGAATAGCAACACCTAATCCAATAGATAATGCTCCGAGTGGTCCACCTACTAATCCTAATGCTGCCCCAAATGCTGTTGTTGCTTTTTGAGCAGTTGCTAAGCGTGTAACAGCTGCAGTTTTCGCATTAATTAAATTGGTTTCTCTAACGGTTTGAACTTGTAATTCCGCACTTAATAGGGAGCGTTGTTTTTCCGTTGTTGCTAAATTAAGTTGAGCCTGTAAATTACGAATATAAGATTGTGTATGGGTTAATTCTATGGCAATTTTATTTTTTTCAGCAATCGCAGCTTGGATAGTAGCATTACGTTCATTATTTAATTCTTGGGCTTTTTGGAATATTTCCCATCTGTGTTTAGCGGTTGCTGAAACCATATTTAATACTGAAGAAACTTTGTTTCCCGCATACATTGTAGTGAATGAAACGACAGCCCCTGCAAGGATAGGAGACAATGTATCTATATTCTCTCCAATATAATTAATGGATTTCGCTAATGCTTCACTTCCCCCAACTGCTTTATCTGTATCACCAACAAATTTGGTAAATCGAGTAGAAAGGTTAGTCATCGCTCCATCAAGAGTTACGCCCATTTTTCCTGCTAATTCATCAACATAGCCACTCGAATTTTTTAATCCTTTGACCATCTCAACAGTACTGATTTTTCCATCATCTACCGCTGCTTTAAATTCTGCCATTGTCATTCCCAAACCTTTTGCCATTGCTTGAATAATGGTTGGGGTTTGAGTAATGAGCGAGTTAAATTCTTGGGCTTTCATTTTGCCCATTAAAAGTGATTGACCAAATTGGGTTAGGGCATTACTTGCTGCAGAACTGCTTGCGCCGCTTGCAGCAACGGCTTGAGAGACCGTTTTAGTTAATTCTGCTACATCTTTTTGAGCCAGTCCGAGAGATTGGGCATTTTGAGCAAATGTTTGATAGACACCTGAAACAGCCTCTGTACTTTGGCTTGTTTTAGTCGCAATATCAAACACATCAGTTAATCGTTTAGCTGCCTCTGCTGAACTACCGCTTACTAATTTCATTTTATTTTGAATATCAGTATAGGCTTTTGCCGCACTCAATATGCCACTAGACATTGATTGATAATGTCCACCAATAGTCGATAAAAATGAAAATTCAGAATTTTTATTGAGGTTCTTTGCCGCTTGCTCAATGTTTTTTAAATATTGGGTTGAGCGATCGGCAAATTCTTTGGCGTGATTTCTAGCTCTATCCATATTTTGGATAAAGTTCTTGGCAAATTTTTGTGCCTCATAATCAGATTTCGTCATTGCGGACTGAAATTTTGCATTTTCAAGCTCTAAGGTAACGGTTAATTTTCCTAAGCCACTCATTGTTTTTCTCCAATAAAAAAGCCCGCATAAAGCGAGCTTTTGGTCATTTATCAGTTAGACTATTTGGGAATATTGACTTTTACATTATTCCAATATTCTGCATATCGTTTTTCTTCTAATGTTTGTGTTTTTCCCTTGTTAATTAACTTAGAAACAATGGTTGCAAAATATAACAATGCTCCAATGCTTAAAAATACGCTAAGGAAAATCCACGCAGTATAGTAAGGATCTCTTTCGATTGCTCCAAGAATAATTAATATTGGGATAATTGAGAGCATTGCGATTAAGAAAAAGTGTACGATAAATAGAAGTACATTTTTCATTTTTCCCTCCTTTGTTAATATTCCAACTATACCGCCCACAGCACAAAATCGCAAGCGGTTAGTTTTTACAGAAATTATCCAAATAATTCAGCGTGCGATCCTAAACGAACAAGGCGGAGCAGATTATCTTCAACAGCGTAAATCAACACTAAATCAGGCTTAATATGGCAATCTCTAAAGCCTTGCCATTCACCTTGTAGTGGGTGATCTCTATATTTTTCCGCCAATGGTAATTGGTTTATTAGGCAATACATTACTTCCACATATTCCGAACTGCCGACTAATTCGGCTGCAATCTTTTTAAAGTCTCTTTTATATGCGTTTGTCGGCGAAATTTGTAGCATTATTTACTCCGCTAACATTGCTTTATGAAATGCTTCAAGTGAGGCATAAACTTCATTTTTACCTGATTTTGCTTCTTGCATTGCCAATTTTGTTTCAAGATTGGGTTGATAATTCAAACTTAACGGAATAGTTTTCGTTTTTGCAATCTCGGTTAAAAACATATTAAACACCTGAGAGGGTGTCATTCCATAGTTTTTAATTACATCAAATGCGGTATTTTTTATTTCGGTATTTGTTCTAAAACTGAAAGCATCATTGATAGTCGCCATTTTATCTCTCCTGTATTTCTATGTATTACACCAATTATAGACAGAATTACAATGAAATACAAGAGATTTACCTTTTCGCCAAATAATCCGCCACGCCGTCATCTTCCATTTCCTCTGCCTCATCAACACGATTAAAAAACGGCATAAATTCTGCAAGTTCAGGGGCTTTGCCTTTCGGATCACGGTTAATCATAGCGGTTAAGTGGGCAAGTTGGGCGGTGCGGTAATCTTCCCGCCACAAGCCGAATGGTTGCTCTTGATAAAAAAGCTGATATTCGGCAAAGTGGCGTTCAGGCATTTGTTCGATTTCTTCAAGGGTTTTACCCAGTGCGAGCGAAAGGGTTATTTGGAACTTTCTTCGCTCGCTGAGTCTTTTGGGGCGGACACGGCTTGGTTAAAGTCGATAATCACTTTACTGTCTAATTCGGCAATCGCATTGAGATCGTCAATGTTAAGTGGGTTAAACAGTAATGCACCGTTTTCGTCACATAAGCGGTAGGCAACCGATTGAGCAAGGCGGTATTTTTCGCCAAAACGGTTGAGAGCCTCATCAAAGGTTTCATCATCTTCTGCCGGTAATTCAACATTTTCTTGTTCTGCTTGTTGAATGAGCCAGCTTCGGGTTTCAAAAATCTGCTTGTTCATATCACCAACAGTAGCTTCACGCAGGTAGTAGGTCTCGCCGTTGATTTCGATAGGTTGCAATTTTGGTTTATTAGCAAGGAGTTTCTCACGCAGTGTCATTGTTCGTTCCTTTTGTAAAATTCTGATATAAAAAGACCGCTTGTTATTTCTACAAGCGGTCGAATTTTTTGATTTCTTGCAATTAAACTAACAAGTAGTCACGTTTGCTTGGCTTAATAGATACAGAGCCTTCGTATTTGCCTTTGACTTCACCGCTAAAACCATTGCCGGATTCGATAAAGCCTACACCGTAAGTTGTGCCGTGGTTATCCGGTAATTCCAGTTTATAGGCAAAGGTGGATTTGTTGAAAAACAGTTCGCGTAAGCGGGCTTGCATTTCTGTAGTTGGCTTGTGGAAAAAGCTCAATTTAATTGAGCCAAACTCAATTTCACCCGGCTCAGTTTCTGTGCCTTCCGAGCAAACCGTTGTAACATCTTCTGTATTTAAGGTGTCATCGGATTTTTCGATATTTTTAACCGCACAGAACTGCTCGGAGAACTGTACCAAAGCAGCTTTCGCTTTAGTATAACTAGTCGGTAAGTCTTTACCTTCCCATTTTACTTCTTCGCAAAGTTTAACTTGTTCGCCTGTCACGGACAGCACAGGATAAATCCCGTCTAACTGACCGCAACCGGTAATTTCGATGGCATCGCCTTTTTTGTAGCCTGATGATGCAATCGTTAGAGTAGCAGTATTTAAGTTAATTGCGGTAATTGCTTTTTGAGCCTCACGTCCAACGCTAATTCTAAATTTCGTACCTTGGACTTTTGTCGTTTTTGCCATTGTAATTCTCCTATTGAAATTGTTTGTTTAATATTCAACATCAAAGATTAACGTCGCTGTGTACCATGTTCTTTGGTTTTGGTCTTGTTCATACTGATATTGAGAGAGTGAGATGGTCTCTAAATACTCAAAGTCGGAATAGTCGATAATTTCGCGAATTTTTTCCGCCCACTCATCTAATTCATCTTCTGCATTCTCGACAGATTTCAAATGGATTGTAATGTTGAGCTTGGCACTCCATTGATCATTACAAACAGTCATTTCTTGCAGACTGATGTCATCGAGAGAAACCGACACTGCAAGTTGCTGCTCCTCAATATCAATAAAAGTTGGCAGCCCGTTATAAAAATTCTCAATATCCGGTAATTTGGTCTGTAATAATTCAAGGACTTCTTTTCGGATTTTAGTGTGGATTTTCATAATTTCCCCGCGAGTTGCTTGGCTAATTCAGCTTGCACTTGTTCTGGGTATTTTTTCAACTCTTGCTCAAATGCTTGCGTAAGTGGTTGGGATAGCGGAACTTTTGCTACATCAATGCCGTAGCGTTTACGACCTTGACGAAACATAATGTGCGTTCTCCCGTTCGCAAGCCGTTGGCGAAAGCCCCGTTGCACCGTATGTTTTCCTACCCGAATACTGCCTTTGCTTACTGACAAGCGATTCGATTTTCGCTCTAAAATGCGGATCATCGGCATATGGGTACGATTGACTTTAATCGTGGCTTGCAGTCGGGACGGTGTGGGTTTTGCCGTCATTTTTGCTCTGCCTTTGATTGTCTTTTGATTTACGCCAATCTCTGCCGCCACCGATTTAACCGCCTTATTCATTGCTTGCCGCCCAACAGTACGGATTGCTTGAGCGGCTGCTTTAGGTACGGTTTGCCTAGCTATTTTTTTCAGGGAGGCTTGCAGTTCTTTTAAACCGGTCACTTTAGAACCCATTGTTTACTCCAATTGCAATACGATTAACTGATCGACAAAGTGATAGGATTTAACAAGGTATTTCTTGCCATTTCCGCTCACTCGGTCGTCCAATCTCGGTTTGTAGCCACTCGCCCGAAATAGGGTTAGCGTGCGTTCCGTGCCGTGGATAGCTCGGTCATCGCTTGAGTGCAAGCCATTAAAAATCGCTGGTGCCTCATCGTATGTCGCAGGGTAGGGCTTACCGCCAATCAACCATTCGCTCATCATTGTGTGTTGGATGGTTTGATCGGCGGCTGCCATTGCCTGCTCAAACGGGCTAGACATTGATTTTCACATCAACTGTTGCAGATGATGTGCCTGAGGCTTTCCAGGCAATGCCTAAGCGTTTGTTTGAGCCAGCCGTGATCGTTGCCCCGTCTGCTTCCGACCAATACAGCACCGCACCTTGTTTGATGTCGTCTGCTTGCTTCGCTTTCACACTAAATACACCGGTGGTTAAACCGACTACCGCCTCGTTTTTTGCCGCATCAGTTACTGCAATCGCAATTAAATCTTCGGTGACAATCACATCACCGGAGGTTACGGCTTTGGTGGTGGTTAAACGCACCGTATTGCCGTCTTGAATATAGTTTTTAGCCATAATTAGGTTCCTTTAATGAAGAATAGAAATAAAATTGGTCATTGCACTAATAAACGCCGATAAAGCAAAAAGTAGCCCCATCGCCCAAATACCGAAAATCAACACATTGGCTTTGGTAGATTTATTCATTAGTTCTAACATTTTGCGTACCTCTCTTGCTATGTTATACTGCATTTAATTTAATCCTTGACTGATAAGGGTTAAAACAAAACCCCGAGTTATTCCGCTAACTCGGGGTTTATTATTTTGCAATTAAGCGTTGGTCACTTTCACCACGCCACGGTAGTCAATCACATTGACACCGGCATCAATACGGACTTTGGTCGAAACACCGTCCACCGTAAAGCCGTGCTGTTGCTCGATGTAAGGGCTATCCACCCCGTCCAGATAAGAGACTTCAATCGCCTCTTTATTGAGCAAGTACCATGATTTCGGATCTGCAATTTGTAAGCGAGGCGATTTAATCGGGCTGACAATATCACGGATCGGGTTAATGATACCGCTGTTGATGTCTGCACCTTCCACGCTTGACGAACCAAGAATCTGTTTTGCTTTGGTATGCAATGAGGTTGGTAACAGCATAAATTCTGGCTCAATAGAGAGCGGTTCACCACGGCTGTTTACAAAGCCATTCATTAACTGGATTGCCTTGTCGATATGCTCAACATCTAACTTCGCATTCGCAAGCGTATTTTTATGGCTGCTATCAAACAGTTTTTTTCCGTCTTGGGCGACAGCGTTGCCGGTGATTAAGGCAAACACCAATTTGGCGATAGTGGCTTTTGCCGCTTGCCCCATTTTTTCCGGGATTTTGGTTAAAAGGTGCATATCGTCATTGATGATCGCCTGACGGGTAATGCTAAATAATTGCCCGTAGGTCGCCAATGCCACTTGCGCCCCTTCATCGCCGATGGTGCCGTAGGTATATTCTTCCCCTTCGCCCACTTCCGGCAGGTAACCAAACTCACCCAATCCAACCCGTTTTGCCGGTCGGAAGTCAGTCAGAATGCCACGAGTGGTAAACTGCTCGTAATTCTCTGTCGCCGTTTCCCAGCCCTTAATCAAGGATTTGTGCGCCACATCAATCAGAATTTGCCCAAAGTCCGAACTCGAATGGGTAAAGGCAAGACCGACCATCTGCATTGGCGTATAACCGCTAATCCCCACGCCACGATCGACCAATGAGGCACGAGCCAATTCACGCAAGGTCATTGCATTGTAGGCATTATCTCTTGCGTTGGTTTTGTCGGTATCTTGACCAGCACGAGCCATTAACGACTGCTTCACGCTGTCGCCAACGATGTTACCGTTACCTGCGTGAATGTGGTTTTGCGGTACGCTTGGGGTGGTGTTTTCGCCCAGTTTGGCAAGGAGCTTGTCTTTGGCTTGCTCAGCGGTCATTGACACATCAGCTAAACATTCTGCCAGCAAGCCGTCAAATTGTGTGCCGAAAGCGGCAAAGGTCGCTTTGATCGCCGCATTACGTTGAGCTAATACCGCCATCGCATCGGGTTTTGTCACATTTTGTGGATTTTCGACCGCTTGCGCTGGGGGTTGGGGTTGTTCAGGAGTTGGGGTTGCAGCCCCCGCATTGCCTTGTGGCGTAAATAACATTGCTTTGATTTCGTTTGGCATTTTTGTATAGTCCTCTAATTTTTTAGATTGAATAGACGCCATCGCCACAAGGGGATTGGCGAGTTTATCAGCAAAACCCAACTCAATGCACTCACGGGCATTAAGCCAAGTCTCTTCTTTCAGCATTTCTGCTAATTCATCGGTAGATTTACCAGTTTTCGAGCTGTACGCCGTAACTAGCGTGCTTTCCACTTTATCAAGCAAATCCGCATATTTCCGCATATCATCGGCATCGCCGCCTTGAATGCCCCACGGTTTGTGGATCATCATCATAGCGTTTTCTGGCATAATGATTTCGCTGCCTGCCATTGCAATTACGCTAGCCATAGATGCAGCAAGACCGTCAATATAGACGGTCTTGTTAGCAGGGTGATTTTTTAGCAGGTTGTAAATGGCAATGCCGTCAAACACATCACCACCGGGCGAGTGGATATGCAGATTGATTTGTTTTAAATTGTTGCCAAGGGCTTTTAAGTCTTTAGCAAATTGTTGGGCGGTGACACCCCAAAAGCCGATTTCGTCAAAAATTGAGATTTCGGCGGTGTCATTCGCTTTGGCTTGGATTGAGTACCATTTCATATTTTTCTCCAAAGAAAAACGCCTGCAATAAAGATTACAGGCGTTTTAAATAACTAATTTTTATTCTTTAAATAGTATAGAATAATCCCTATTGGAACACCTATTATATTGAACATAATAGATACAAAATTATAAGAAAATAAATTGTGTTCTGGGAATAACTCTCTAATTAGTAGAGAACCAATCAAATGAATAAAAATCAAAAAAACATAGATAAAAATACAATAAAAACTTGATTTTCTTCCTCTATTTTTCCATTTTAAACTAGATAAAAAGGCATATGTTAGAGCCACCCAACAACTACATGATAATATCCAATTTTCACTTACTAATGGCTTGGTAAGATAATATGTAAATACATATACATAAAATAGTAAGGAAAAAAATAGCCATAGTAACATTATTACCTCTTATTTAGATTTTTATATGCTCTTTCATCAATAGGAATAGAAACGTTCTCTCTCCAGTTATCTTTTATATCATAACTTGTACCATCTGGATTCCATTCTCCAGGAATGATATTAAAAATATCGTATGGATCAGTAAACTTATCATAAAAGCTATAATCTATACTACCTTCAAGATAAAATCTATCTCCTTTTTGTACCGCACTACCCGTAAAATTGCCTTCAACAATAGCACTACCAATTGCCCATAATGCATTATTAATATTCCAAATACCTTCTTTAAAAGAGTAAGTATTTTTAAAAGAACGAGCATTTTTAGTAATGATTTGCTGAATAAAATCACCATGTACGCTACGGTTATCTTTCTTACCAAGTGCATTTGGTTTCTTTACTAACTCTCGGACAGTATTAAATAATCCTAATTGTTTTAAAGTAACTGATTTGCCAGTCTTAGCTCTATAATAGTAAAGCATATCAAAGGATGTGACTGGAGTATTTCTATTTCGAGATGTAATCGGTAATTTTGGGGTTTGTTTTATATTTGTAACAATATGCCTTGATAAAGTTGTTACCAGTCGATGACTTTCATTTGAAAACTCAGTAAGTGTTTCATTGAGTATGATCAATGCATCTATTAATTTCTGGGCCTCATTAACTTCATCTGCTTTATGCTTACCAACATGTAACCACCACAATCTTGAACCACCTGAAACAGATAAAATCAAATCATAATCTCTCGGATTTACCTTTGTTAAGGCGAATTTCTTAAGATTTGATTTTTCTGCTTTTTCTGCTATCTCTTTTTTAGATAAATATGCTTTTTTTATTTTATTAACTTCGTCATACTGTGAAACAAGTAACGAATACAGTTTTTTTAACTTCTCCTGCTCAACTTTATTTAGAATTTTAGCATATAGCATAAGTAACCCACTGATAATCTTAAAAATTTCACCAATAGATTTAGCCGAAATAATTTTCTTTTCCAACTCATTGATTTTCTTACTTAACTCTACGGATGAGTTTGCTAAAGAAACATAACTTTGAACTTTATTTGGGGCATAAGCAATTCTACGACCAAAGTAATAGTTTTCACGCTTCAGCTTTTCCATTTCACTGAATTCTGGTGGAAATATTGGCTTGATTACTGGTGGGTTTGCCACAACTTTAACTGTATCTAACACAACTGTTGTCATAATTTACTCCTTTTCATTTTCTTTAGTAGAATCTTCGAGATTTCTATTCGAACTGCCGCTATTTTGTTGGCTGTAATTAGTTAAATCGGTATCAAATTTCAGCCCTTCGGCTTGGTTTTCTCGGATTTCGACAATCCGTTGCCGTTTGACTTCGGCTGGGTTATTGCCACTGGCTCGAATCGCTTGCCCTTCGGTTGCCAGACCGCCTTTAATCCGCTCTTTCCACGCATTCGCCTCTTTGATGGGATCAATCCACGGCATTACAGGGCCGGAATAGACGGCATTAAACAGCGATCTTTCATCAATATCGGACGGGATTTTGATAGCTTGTGAGGCAATCGCCATTTTGAGCCACTCCCGATAAATCGGGCGACTGATTGCCGCCACAAACGCATCTTGCAATACCGCATAGCCTTCAAAACTTTCAACCAATTCTTGTCGCTGAGCAGAGTAAGTGCCGTTGTAGTCTCGGGCGATGCTCGAATAGCTCGAACGAGTACCGGCGGCAGTGGCTCGCAGTTGTCCATTGCGGAAAGTTTCCAAATTCACATTTGGGCGGTTGGAATTGATTAAGCCAATGTCTTCACCCGGTTTTAAATCATCAATCACTGCACCGGGGGCAATATCAAACAGGCGGTTGCCATCGCTGTTACTGTCGTCATCATACAGTGCCGCATCGCCTTTTTTAATGTACATCGTCATCGCTGCGGCAATGCGTGCGGCGACTCGTTCGCTCTCTTCGTACTCTTTCAGATCTGCCAAGCGCACAATCACGCCGTGCAACATACTCACGCCACGGATTTGATGTAACCGCTTACGAAAGGCGAGGTGCAACATATTTTCTGCCGACACGGTTTTCACTTTGCCGTACATTCCGTTACTTTCTTGCGGATTATCCAAATAGACTTGGTAAGCGGTAGGTTTCCGCCACGCATTGAGAAACACGCCTTGCACCAAGCCGTTTTTTGCCTCATCGGATTGCATTGGCACAAAGTCCGGCTCTAAGGCTTCGAGTGAAAACGCAATCGGCGAGCCGTGTTCTAACCCTGCCACTTTGCCTTTCACCAACTGCACGAACACTTCACCGTCTCGTAGCCAAGTTCGCAGTAGCATTCGCTCTAACAGGGGGCGAGTATATAAGCCTGTTACTTCGGGTTTCACCGACCATTCCGCCCACAGCTTGCGGATTTGCTCTGCGAGATCTTCGTGAACATCACCGGCAAGCGTGAGTGGCTGTGGTTCGATATGAATACCTTTCGAGCCAATCACCCGTTCTTCCATTTTGTCTAAAATGCCGATCACAATATCGTGATTTTGGTCTAACGCCCGTGCCTGTTCCCGTAGGCTGACCGCACTTTGGCGAACAGTAGAGTTTGCCCCTTTGCTCTCTCGGCTTGCCTTATGGGTTCGGCTAGGCTGTGCCGCCTCATAGGCATTTAGCACATAGCGATTTCGAGAGCGATTTGCCGCCCATTTCGGGGAAAGGGTGGCAATGGTTTTTTCGAGGAAGTTCATCAAATAAACCTCGCATATTTAATTCGATGCTGTTTGGTGTGTTGCCCGCTTTGGGCAAGTTGTTCATCCAGCATTGTTTGATAGCGATCACGCTGTTTGGTTAATTCCGCCACTTGATAGGATACCGACCGCCCGTTAAAGCTCACCTGCGATTGAGCGGTCTCAATTTTCTCATCAAGCGTGCGGATTTTGTCTTTGAGTTCATCGATGGTGTAAAGGCTCATAGCCAGCCTCCTGTTTTTCGTCCGCCACCACTTAGCCAACTGCTTTTTGCTTTGGTCGGTTTGGGTTGTGGTTTTGCGGGTTTTTCTTCAATTTCGACCGCTTGTTCAGCCGTTCTTGGCGTTTCCCGAATGATGTTAGGGTTGATGTCGGGCAGTTTTGCCCAGCTTGGCACATCGTTTTCATCGCCCCATTTGATTCGCTCGTAGCCTCGTAAAATTGCAATGGCGTGGGCATAGCAGAACAGGTCGAAGGCTTCGTTATTGCCTTTGCCCGGTTTCCGCCATTTGCCGTCGGCTCCTCGCTCCTCGTAGGTCAATTCATTGAAAAACCATTCGCCTAGCCAGTCTGGGAAGTGGATGTAGTTTGCCCCCACCGTATCACGGGAAAGGGCGTTGTTAATCCGATCTTTGAGGTAGTCGGTTTGGAGCAGATACAACGGCACATCGCCCCGTGCGGAGGCGTGGCGGTCACTTCGTGCGGTATTGTCGGGGTGCGTTTTGGTGATGAGCTTTTGCCGTTTGGTGCTGTCACCTTTGACTAAATAGACTCGTTTCGCATAGCCATCTCGGCGGCATTTTCGCCAAAATTGGTAGGCGTTGTCGGTTACGCCCTCTTCGCCGCCACTGTCCACCGCCATTGCCAAAATCGGCATAAAGTCGCTCGGCTTGTGAGCAAGGACGTAGCGTTTTTCCAGCACATCTGAAATCAGAATATGCCAATCTTCGGGAATACGAGGGTCGATTTTTTCGATCACACCATCTCTGTCGGGTAGTGTGTGCGAGATGTTGTAGCGGTCAATCAACCAGCGTTCGCCATTCTCGCCATAGCCAACCATCTGCACCACAAAACGGCGATTTTTGCCGCCCTGTACATCGACTGCCGCCACGATAAAGCGACATTGCGGTGGCACGGTTTTCTCTTCAACCTCTTCACGGCGTTCCATTAACTCATCAGAACGGCGTTGTTCTAATGCAGATCGTGGTAAGTAAGGTAACCCCCAGTCGGTATTTGTTACCGCTTTGAGGGTTTCCTCACTGCCAGTCATTTCATATTCGTGTTCGGCATTGAGCAGTTTGTAGGTGAGCTGCGCCCACGTTTGGTAGGCTGCCGCTGGCCCTTCAAGCCAAAAGGAGGCAATACGGGATTTGCGACTTTCGCCACTAATTTGACCGCTTGCATCAATTTTTTGCCCCTCTTTGAGCCATACGCCTTTGATGTTTAGCTCTCGTTTGAGTTCGGGCGGAATCAAGGCTTGGCAGTGGGGGCATTGTAGCCGTGCGTTTTCACTGGCTTTGACAAAATCGCTTTCTTCTCGGTAGCCAACCATATTTGCCATTGATGGTTCAAAATACTCTGAGCAACAAGGGCATTGCCAGTAAAATCGACGGCGATCACCGCGATTGTATAGGCTTAAAATGCCTGTTGTTGGTGGAGCCTCGTGGGTGCTTTTCGGGATATGTTTGAGATCAACAATATCTTTACCGGGCGAACTCTCCACCAAAGTCATTCCTGCTGACATAAAGGTGGTCGTCCGCTTTGAGGCAAGGGAGAAACCATCACCTTCACCGTCCACATCTTCGGGCCAGCGGTCGTAGTCAGTCAGAGCAACATATTTGTAGTCCGATGAAGAAAGCACATTGATAGACGGCCAGCCGATTTTGAGCAAGTTGCCCGCTCGGAAATACTTGTCGTGGACATTGTTATCGTTTTTGCGTGGGCTTAGCCGCTTGGCAATTTCGGGCGAACAGCGGAATGTGCGGTCAAGCCGTTTTCGGCTATGTTCGCTGGCTTTCTCTTGGGTAAGTTGCACCAACAGGAAATCGGACGGATCGCAGATAATTGAGTAGGTTATCCAGCCGTCAATCAAGCCGATGGTTTTACCCGTTCGTGCCGGCCCGACAAAAATCACCGCATCATATTCTCGGCTGTTGAGGCAGTCCATCGGTTCTAACATATAGGCGGCGGTGTGTTTATCCCATTTGACCGAGTTTCCTCCGCCAAGTGGCACACGCATATATTCCGCTACGGCATCGGAGACTTTCATTCGGCGAGGTGCTTTGACAGCGTTCGCCATATCACGGCGGATTTCTTTGGCACTTGCAAACATTAGTCATCTCCCTGTTCGGTCGTTGGGGCTTGTTGGATATGGAGAGCCATCTGATCTCGCACATCATCAATTACTTGTTGCACCCGGATAAGGTCTTTCGGCTGCAATCCACAATCCCGCTCCAAAATATCCGGCAAGGTTTCGAGTGTTTGCACTACTGCTTTTGCCATTGCACCCATTTCAAACGCCACTTCGGAGGCTGGGATTAGCTCGCCTGTTTTCTCCTCATATTTGAGACGTTCGTTTTCCGCTTGCCAAAATGACTTGCGATCAACCGGAGAGAGGCTATCGACATCCGCCGACATCTTTTCCGCCAACCCGGTGAGGATTAAATCACGCAGCGCATAGAGCTTTAATTTGCTGTTACTGCCAAGCGATGGGGTGAGCCCTGCCACTCGCTGAGATACTGTCTGGCGGTGCAATCCGGTGAGTTCGGCGATCTGATTGATGTTAAGTTTTAGATCAAATAAGTTATCCATTTGCTCAAATCCTAAAAAAATCAAAACCGCCTAAAAAAACGGCAACATCACAGGAAGATGATGATGCCTAGAAACCCAAAAAACTGCCGAAAACCGCGCTGCCGCAACCCCGTGGAAAGGGGTATCCCCTCGGGAGTACCTTTTACAAACTATGCAACACATTGCTTAGTTATGATCTTGATACAATCAAAAGCATAACTAAGTAATGTAACGCAAATGAAAAGGGAGCAATTAAGCTCCCACTCTCATTAGCGGTTTAATCCGCCAAGTTATTTAAACCCTTGCTTAGTCTGTGCTTGCCACTCTCTAATACGGTCAATTTGACTCGCACACAAATCACGCTCTCCCATTACTTTAATGAGATAATCCACCGTATCGCCGTAGGTTTTACCGCTAAATGCTGTCCGCTCGCACGGCACAAGGTAAGCCGCAGGCGGATATAAATA